GCTTCCAGTCGATCACGTAGGTGCCGTGGTCAACCAGCGGCGTGCTGCTCTCCACCACATACGCCACCGGGTCGGTCAACACCGGGCGTGGCTTGTACTTGCTGCGCTTTCTCACAGCGATCCACCCGGCAACCAGCCACACACGGCCATCACGCCAACAACGATCAGCCCAATCTCACAGGCGATCCACACAATTCGGTCTTGCAGTTCCATCGTTTTCTCCGGTTTAGTTAAAGAAATTTAATTTTCTCAGACAAGTGTTCAGCCTGTCAACACTTATTTTCAGCCAATCTTCTCCAGCACCCGCGACACGGTCACGGCCTGCCACACGCCACGCTTGCTGGGGGTCAGCACCCCCATCTCGTTCAAACGCTTCGCCGCCTCGCGCAGCCCACCACCAGCCGCCACCGCCTCGCGCACCACGTCGGCCAACTCCAACGCACGGGCAGCACCCGCGGCACGGTTCGCCGCTGCAGCCTTCTCCACGCCAACCGACGTCCCAGCCGCACCACGCGACCCACCGAGCTTCACCCCGCGCTCCTTGGCCTGCACCAGTGCCGCCTTCGTCCGCTCGCTGATCCGGCGGGATTCAAACTCGGCCATCCCGGCCATCATGGTGAGCTGCATCCGACCGGCACTGGTGGTCAAATCCATCTCCGGCAAATCCCCAAACAGGATCGGCACGCCACTGTCGGCCAAGCCAAGAAGGAACTTGGCATCCCGCGCCAGCCGGTCCAGCTTGGCCACCACCAAAGTCCCGCCCACGTTCTTGCAAAGCTGCATGGCCATCTTGAGCGCCTGACGGTCGCAGTTGGTCCCAGACTCCACCTCGGTGAACTCCTTTGACGCACCACGGACCGCTGGCTGTCCAGCCCCAAACCCGAGCGACCCTGCTCCTCTGTGCTCACCCGGTAATACGCAACAACTCTTGACATCGGTTTCTCCGTTTAAAAAAAATTTTTTTTCGATAAGGGATTGTCGGTGTGTTCGGGGATAGGTGTCAATGGGGTATGGGCTAATAAATTAAAAATTTTTTTTAAGGGGGTAGGTGGTGCAGTGGTGGTGCAGGTGCATCAGTGCAATGAGTGAAAAATTTTTTTTAAGGGATTGAGGTATGTGGGATGCCGCAGCTGCCGCCGCCCCCGCCGCGGCGCCGACGGGGGGGTCCAAGCGCCGGACGGGCTGGATGGCCACCGCGGGGACGCTACGGCACACACAAGGGTCGTTGCGTGTGTTGTAACACCCCTGCTTAGACGTCTATGACGACGCTTGTGCTGCGCTTGCGCAGGCTGTCCAGCGCCATGTCGCCAAGGTTGAGGTTGACCGTTGCGCCTGCCTTCTCACCGTACACAGCAGGGTTCATCTTGCCTGCCAACCACTTGCGTGCCTCGATGCGCAGCTTGGCCACCTGCGCGGTCTGAGGCTCGGCCTCGTCGGCGATGGACAGCGTCTCGTCGGCCAGCGCGTCGGCCCCTGCCTCGCGTGCGCGTGAGTAGGTCGCTGCCCGTTCCGCACTCTTTTGCACCCAACGGTCGAACGACTCACTGGAAATACCCAGCAGCTCCAACAACCGCTTCTTGGTCATCCCACGAGCCACCATCTCAAACACCGCCAGTTCTCCCCCCGCGGAGTGAACTGCCTTGTTGACCAATGTCATCTCGACCTTCTCGACCTGACCAGCCTCGGCCCGTTTGAGGTGCTTCTGGACGTGAGCCTCAACGAATGCCTCGTCCTTTGTCATTGCTGTGCTCATCCCAAATACTCCTCAATTAAGCGGTACGCCTCATCAGCCCCGCGTGCAACCAAACACAAATAGCCCTCGGCGTTGAGCCGACCGGCTATGTCCCTTTGGGCCGCACCGACGACCCCCGCATCCGTCTTCATCTCCACGAATAGCCCGTGGAACCCCTTAGAAGGCCGTAGGACGCACAAATCCGGCATACCCGCTAGTACCCCCTCACTTGCGAGTCTAACGCGCTCTGAGGCCGTTCTATCGCCTCCATTGGGTATCGCCGCGATGATCACCCCCGGATGGAACGCACGCACCCGCTGGACGACCTTCACCTGATCTTGGTGCTCGACGTACCTTCGGCCCCTCTTCACTCCCACCATGCTGCACCACCTTCCCTGTCGCCGACCTTGGTGACCGGTGCGTCCATGATGTCAGCAAACAGGTGGCAGCGGTGGCGCGTGTCTTTGGGCATGGCCGGCAGGTCGGTGGCCTCGCACGTCCGCTGGACCCACTCGACCCGTGCCCACCCGTTTCGGATTTTCACGCTGTCCCACATCCAGTTGAACGCCGGGTGATTGACCTTCCTGAACTTCTCAAAATCGTCGGCCTTCCAGCTCTGGCTCATCTCCTTCTCGCCGCACTGTTGGCACCATTCACACATCACCCGGTCGTCAAACCCATCACCGTCCGGTCGACGAGCAGCCGCCCTCCCAGCACCAGCCTGCACAAGAACTTCAGCACTACTTTCCATCATCATCTCAGCCTCCAATTTTTCAATCACCCAATTCTCTCGAAAATCTCACGAAGTCGACCGGACGACCCCATTGGGAATATGTCCAACCGTCCGGTCGACTTTGCTCACCGAATCCTCTCAACATCGCGGGTGTACTTGGTGGCCTAGTGGCCCACCAAAGTACACACCTCCGATGCGCCTTGTCGGTTGGACCGTCCACCCGACTGTCCGGTCGACGTCCACCCGTCCGGTCGACTTATTGGTCATGCAACTCCACCCAAGAGTTGTTCACTGGATCGGGGTGGAACCGCTTGAAGATGGCGATGCCCACGGCCTTACGAATATCACCTCTGGTGCTGCCCGGAATGGCCGCAAAGATTTCGCTCCACTCCAGCCGGTAGGCTGTTGTGTTGGGTGGAGACTTCGGGGCGTTTGAGCCTCTGCGGATGATCACGCCTTCGGGGTGCGCGTTGATGACCGACTGGACGTAGGCGCAGGCCTCGTCGGCCTTGTCCATGGCCCTTTGTTGGACGGCCTCGGACTGGCGCTCTTGCTGGTGGTTTTCCCGGTCGGTCTCGGAGGACTCGTAGGGGATGGCCACACGGAGTAACTTCTCCTGTGGGTCGCCGTCTTGGTCGATGGTGATCTCTGGGAAGACGTGCGACTCAAACCGGACTTCACGGAATCTGGGTTCGTACCGGAGCTTGGCCAAGCGGAGGTACCGGGTCTTGTCGTCGTCGATGAACAGGACGGACGTCTGGGTGGCGTCGCCGGTGAAGGCAGATGCTCCACGGGCCATGGCGTCGGCGTCTTGCCGGTTGATGGTCTTGGGTGTGTGGGTGATGATTGTGATGGGCGTGTCGAGCTGGTGGTAGATGGTCTGCTTCAGTGCGGCCATGAAGCTGCCGACCTCGGAGTTGTCGTTCTCGTTCTCCAAGTCCATGGTGGAGTTGGCCGTGTCGAGGATCAGGTGGGGCCGGATGCCGTTGATGGTGTGGCGTGTGACGTTGGTCGATAGCTGCAGCAGGTCTTTGACGTCCGAGCGTTTGGCGTCGATCACCACGATCCAGTCTTGGATGTCTTGGAGGTTGAAGTGCTTTTTGTAGGCGTACAGGGTGTCGATCACCTGCGAGCTGTCCTCGGTCACGATGATGGTCTTTCTGGGGCGCTTGGCCTTCAATGGGGAGTCATGGAGAGTGAACCCGGCCATGACCATGGAGAGGGAGAGCACGGCGTTGGTCTTGCCCAGACCGGGCTGTCCGGCCAGCACCATGAACCCGTGGCCCCAGAAGTTGTCGATCAGGTATCTGGTGGGCTTGAGGTGTGTGAGGTCAAG